GCTACGCCGGCATCGAGTCCCTGAGGCTCGAGAACAACTCCGACGTGGTGAAGCCGTTTGAGATCCTCGACGAGATCGTGGAGGGCGCGACGGTCCGTATCGTCGGGTTCCACATCGAGATCAACGGCGACTCCGACCTGGCAGCCATCAAGGCGAAGTGGGATAAGTTCCGCGGCCTCGACGACTACGGAGCTGAGGTATCCACTGCCCAGATGTCCGGCACCATCCACGCGGTGGCACTGACGGGCGCGGCCATCTCGACGTTTAACGCAGTCTATCCGCTCGTTACCATCACGGCCGACAGCACGGTCAGCTTCCTGACCTATGCCGACTATGACGGCACGGTGGTCAAGACTGTCGAGTGCCACAACGGCGTACCGCAGGAGTCAGCCCCGACCGGGATGAGCCGTGCGCAGACCGCACAGTACACTTTCTCGTTCGTAGGCTGGTCCAAGAGCCAGGACGCCACGACGGCGGATCCCGATGCGGAGACCGATGTCATCGCCGACAGGACCATCTATGCTGCATATAGCAGGACCCTCAGGAGCTACACCTACAAGTTCCTGAACGACAACACCACCACCGTGCTCCTCGAGAAGACGGATGTGTACGGCGCGGCTGTACAGCTTCCGAGTGCTACTCCTGTCAGCACGATAGACTCCACCATGGAATTCGTCGGGTACACCCCGGCTCCTCCGGCAACCGTCACGGGCACGTTTACCTGCGTGGCCACCTACAAAGCTGCAGGAGTGCCTGCTGCCCCGACAGCTACCACGGCAGACGGAGCCTATGGCGTGGAGTGGAACTATTCCGCGACAGGCAGTACCCTTACACGGAAAGGCCTTGCAAGCGGATTCAGCAATCCGTCTCCGGCCACCAGCGTGAGCGGAACGGGCTCGTCTCCGTTCGATAACATCGCGCCGTGGAAGGATATCAAGGTGGTCAATTACGTCAATGGCTCCTTCATCGAGAAGGGTGAGGATGGCTTCGACATGGAGGCCAACGATACCCTGGTCTGGATCCCTGAATTCTACTATACGGCGTATAAGGACACCGCCAACAATAAGTGGCTGTGGGCCATCTCCCCGACTCCTCTCGAGGGGTACGAGAAGCATCCCGGCTCTGGCCGTTATGTAGGCAGGTACCACACGGGCGGAAGCTCTGCGGGAGTATATTCCAAGTCTGGAGTAAATCCGCTTGTAAATACAAACCAGACAAACTTCAGGGCCTACAGCAAAGCCAAAGGTACCGGATGGTACATGCTTGACCTCGCGTCCTGGTCTGCCATCCAGATGCTCTACCTGGTCGAGTTCGCAAACTTCGATTCTCAGACAGTCCTCGGCAAAGGTTGGAATACCGGTTCCATTACAACCGTGGGCGGAACGGATGAGGCCCTTTACCACACCATCAAGGCGACGGGTGCACACAACCAGTACAGATGGATCGAGGACCCGTTCTCCAATGTCTATGACTGGATCGATGGCTTCCTTGGCTCTACCAGCAAGGTTTATGTCGGAGTATCGAACAGCAAATTCGACGGAAGCACCGGAAAGCTCGTGGAGACCGAGCTCAAGCTGCCGTCGAGCGGATGGATTTCCGGATATGGCTACGACGAATCCGCCGCCTGGGCGTTCATTCCCGATACAGCTGGCGGAGGAGAGACAACGTACGTCAGAGACCGCGTGGTCTCGAGCTCTTCGGCCTGCCCGGCCTATGTTGGGGGCTTCTACGATAACGCCAGCTGCGGCTTTTTCTACGTCTACGCCTACTACTCAGCGGCGTACTCCAGCGGCAGCCTCGGGTCCCGTCTCCTTCTTAGCCTTTAAGAGGGGGTGTGGGGGATTCCTCCCCCACAGAAACAAAATGTTTGCCAAAATCACGGCCATGGTTTAAAATAAGGAGCAAGGGATTCCGGCAATGTACCTGGGGGTGTGGTGTTCCGCGTGAACTCGAACTCTTCGGCCTACCCGGCCTATGTTGGGGGCAACTACAACGATAACGCCAACTACGGCTTTTTCTACGTCAACGCCAACAACTCAGCGACGAACACCAACAGCAACCTCGGGTCCCGTCTCCGATTTCTATGTTTTGAAATGCCGGGCTTCCGCGCCCCTCGGCGAAAATCGGATATTAAAGGGAGGGTTTAGTAGGCGGCGACGTTCGAAAGACACTTATTTATCCAAAAGGAGACAACCTATTATGAAGAGAATAGGATACCTTTATGAGAAGCTCGCAGATAAGAAGCAGATCAAAACATCTATCCTTGCATGTGCTCAGCACAAGATGGATAGAGAGGAAGTCCGGGTGGTCATGGCCAACCCGGATTTTTATGTTGACCAGCTGTACCAGATGATGGCAGAAGGCACATACGAGCCCGCCAAGCCCAGGCACAAGAAGATCTGGGATAAATGCTCTGGGAAGGAAAGGATAATCAGCATCATCCCCTTCTTCCCTGACGCATGCGTGCAGAGGCTGGTGGTGGACGTGATGAATCCGATACTATTCCGCGGCATGTATCCGCATAGCTGCGCCTCGATCCCTGGCAGAGGCAACGCCCACGCCGCGAAATACGTGAAGCACGCCCTGAGGAACGTCAAAGGATCGAAATACTGCGCCAAGCTGGATATCCGGCACTACTATCCGAGCATCCGCGCCGACCTCGTCATCACGAAGCTGAGGCGGAAGATCAAGGATGAGAGGTTCCTCGACCTGGTCTACCGGATCATCACCTGTGACGGGGAGGGCAAAGGCCTGGACATCGGTTTCTATATCAACCAATGGTTGGCAAATTATCTGCTCGAGGAACTGGACTGGAAGATAGCATCCGCCGACCGCGTCCTATACTACGTACGTAATATGGACGATATGGTCCTCATCGGGCCGAACAAGCGGAAGCTCCGGCAAGCGGTGGATATGGTCATGGAGGAGCTGGGAAAGATGGGCATGACCCTGAAGCCGAACTACCAGGTATTCCAGGTAGACTCACGGGGCATAGATTTCGTAGGCTATCGGTTCTTCCACGGAAAGACGATACTCCGGAAGCGGAATTCACTGCGCCTCATGCGGAGAATACGCCGGATCCGGAAAAAGGAGGCTTGCGGTGCTGCCATCCCTTTTGAGATGGCGGCAGGGGTCTTATCTATGATCGGACAACTGAAGCACTGCGACTCCTGCCGCTTCAGGAACAAGTACATCACCGGCTTGAACGTCGGCAAACTGAAAAGAATCGTGAGAAATGGAAAACTTAATAGATGTGCTTGACCGCCTGTGGGCATGCGCTGACAGGCTGGACAAGATATGCAGGGAGCACGGGATAGACGTCACCGAGAAAGAGGACGAGCTGGACATCCTGGAGCTCCTGAGCAGACCGTATATTTAGAAGGGCACCCGCCACACAGAGAGGGTGCCCTTTTTGTTTGGAGAAAGGAGGAATGCCATATGAGAGGCTTCAACGAATTTTTAGGCTTTGCCAGGAAGGCAGTGGCCGACTACTGGAACGGACACATCAACAAGCCTGGCGGACCGGAGCTCACTCCGGAGGAGGTGTATATCGCCTGGTACTCCAAGGAGCTCCAGAACCAGAAGGCAACGCTGTCGGCTGACGTAGCCGTCAAGGAGGGGCTCTATTTTGAGCTGACCTGGAACGGCGATAAGGACGAGGCATATCTGGATGTCTACAAGAAGCTCGACAACGTAGTGGTGAAGGCAGAAGAAGCGGAGGGCATGTGATGGACATTCTTCAGACGCTTTTGGGCGGCCTCCTCGGCGGCGGCCTCATCGGCCTGATCGAGTTCCTCATCCGGAGGAAGGACGAGAAGACCGATAAAAACTCCGAAGTGCTCAAAGCCATCCAGGAATTGAAGGAGTCGGTGGAGGGCATCGAGGCGCGGTTTGAGAAGGAGAACGCGGACGATGCCAGGCGGAACATCCTGTCATTTGACGATGAGCTCCGCCGGGATATGGATCATTCTGAGGAGAGCTTCAACCAGATCCTCGAGGACATCAATTTCTACAAGCGTTATTGCCACGACCATCCGAAGTATGAAAACAACAAGGCTGTAAATGCGATACAGCACATTAATGATACCTATAAGAAGGTAAAAGCTGAGAACAAATTCATTTAATCACATAGAAAGGAGACAGTAACATCATGATCAACGACCTTATCTTCAACGTGCTCCTGGCACTCATCGTGGCCATCCTCGGAGCCATCGCAAGTGAACTCATCCCCTACATCAAGACCAGGCTCGACACCGCCACCGAGAAGCTCCGCAGGAGCGAGTGGGCATGGGCAGCAGAGATCATCGATGCCGTGGTGAGGGCTGTCGAGCAGACGGCATTTGACTGCATCCATGGCGAAGACAAGAAAGCAGAGGCCATGGGCATGGCCCAGAGGCTCCTGAACTCGAGCGGCATCCAGCTCACAGAGGAGCAGATCGACACCCTCATCGAAGCGGCGGTGAAGGCGATGAATGATCTCAGCCTTAACCTGACATATGTCGAGGGCAGCACAGATGCCGAAGATGCTTGATTATCCCGACCTCATCGGGCTGATCACGAGCGAACGGTACGAGGACAGGTTC